TATTAGGTTTTAGAACATCTGTATCCACCGATACTTTTGAAGCCCGCAATATTTTAATATAATATGGCAAAGTTCGCACGTGGCAAATTTAACATGAAGCACCCAGACAAGTATGTTGGTACTAAATTGCCAACATATAGAAGTAGCTGGGAATGGAGCTTTATGAATTTTTGCGATAATAACGAAAACGTGCAAAAATGGGCAAGCGAAGCCGTACAAATTCCCTATAGAGATCCGTTAACTGACAGACAAACAGTCTATGTACCCGATTTCTTCATTCAATATGTTGACCGTAATAATCGTGTTATTACAGAGTTGATAGAAATTAAACCAGCAAGTCAGACAATTTTAGAACGTGTTGGTAAAAATAAATTCAATCAAGCACAGTTTGTAAAAAATCAAGCCAAATGGGCGGCGGCTGGGCTTTGGTGTAGACAGCAAGGCATACAATTCAGAATCCTTAATGAAAATGATATCTTCCATCAATAAGTAGGATAAGTAATGTTATGACTAAAAAACTTGAAGAAATCCTAAACTTACCTGAAAGCAAGAAAATTGTTAAGCAGGAAGAAAAAGAACAGAAAAAAGCTGAATTAGCACAACCATTTATTCGCGATATGAGCGAGTACGATAAAATATCAGCGGCCCTTCCACAAGTAAAAGGTTTGGGTGATGCCGGTGATGCCGAGCTTGATGACCTGGCTAAAAAGGCTCAAGATGCTTACGAAGATATTATGGATTTGGGCATGAACGTTGAAGCTAGATATAGCGGCAGATTGTTTGAAGTTGCGGCTAGTATGCTAGGACATGCTATTAGTGCTAAAAGTGCTAAACTAGACAAAAAGTTAAAAATGATCGATTTGCAGTTGAAAAAGCAAAAATTAGACCAAGATAACAGTCAATCCGATGAAGGTGTAACTATTCCAGGAGATGGAGTTATTATCACAGATCGTAATAGCCTAATAGAAAAATTAAAGAATTTAAAATAAATATAGTACTAGGATCAGACTATGAAATCATACAAAGAATATTTGACCGAAAGCAAAAAAGTTTACGAATTTAAAGTAAAAATTGCTGGAGATCACCCAGATAATGCTGTTGAGCAAATCAAAGGCTCTTTGAGCCAATTCCACGTTACTAAAGTTAATAAAGGAATTACAACACCAATTCAAGAACGTCACAGCGAATTTCCAGAGCACAAAAATGTTGGTATGACTATCTATGATGTTACTACAGATTATCCTGCAACTAGTTTACAAATTCGCGATATGGTTGCAACTGGCCTAGGCGTTACCCACAGCCACGTAATTGTACGCAACATGTGGGAAGAACGTGAACACGAAATTAATCACGAACACGATGAAAAAACTGGTAAAGCAGTTGGCGGAACTACTCAAGATCCTAGCGATCACAGCGACCTAGTTAACGACAAATACAAGTATGACTTGTTAAAAGAACTAGGTAAAGAAAAACACAACATGACACAAGTTAAAGGATTTAATGATCAAATTCTTGCTGAAAAAATGCCAGGTGTCGCAGAAGAATATAGAAAAGTTAAAGAATTTAACACAAACAAACCAGGGACAACTAGTATCATTGGTACTAAACAAAATAAACTCCCTAAATTGCCTAAGGGGACAAAATAATGCAACTATACGATTTAATGGCAAAATTAAAAAAGATTGAAGAAGGTGTTGAGCCACCAAATCATTACGGTGGTCAAGGACCAGAAGGTGCTAAATTTGACCTTTATATGCAACAACGTAAAAATCAGTTAGCGGCTCAGAAACCAAAAGAGGAAAGTGTTGAAGAATGTGGCGAAGGCCCACTTCCAATGATTGCACATGCCCAACAAAGTCAACAGGACAATGTTTCGATGAATGTTACTATGTCTGGTCAAGGATCTGGCGGTATTAAAGATCTGATGAGTATTCTACGTAATATTGAAAATGGTTCAAGCGAAAAAGAACCAGCTATGATCATTGGTAAAGATTCCAGCGAACACGATCATGAAGAGCCTATGATGGGTGATATGGTTGCAAGTATGTCTGCCGAAGAAGGACAAAGCGATATGAGTCCTCTTACAACAGATGAACGTGGTATGGAAGAAGAATTTGACGACGATGAAGAAACTTACGGTAATAGTGCTCAGGGATCAGCAGGTCATCATGTACATGGAATCGATGCTGTTACGTTCAGCGGCGACGATATGAATAGTAAAGGCAAGATTAGCCCGTTACAACGTGCTCCTGGTACAAACAGTTTACGTGAACCAAGTAATTTTGATGAAAGTCTAGTTAATAAACTTTCAGCAATGTACGAAGAAGTTAAACAAAAATCAATGAGCCGCGAAAGTGAAAAAATGTCTAAAAAAGATGTAAAAGAAAACGCTCATCACGATGATGATGAAGAGAAAAAGATTCGTCACCTAATGCGAAAATACGGTTGGAGTCATCAAGAAGCACTAGAGCATTATCACTATGAAGAACATGATCCTAAAGATTATGAAGACATGGAAGAATCTGCTAAATGGCGTGATCCTAAATACAAAGGCCAATTGTTTACTCAAAAGAAAGGCGACAGTGATGATTACGATAGCATAGATTACGGATACGGTATAAAAGAAAGACCTAAAAAAGATCCAGGTCAAAAACGATCTACATTTGACAGGGATACTGTATGGACAGATCCATTAGATACTAGAAGTAATTTACCTAAGCATCACAATGATCCTGAGAACTGGGGGTATGGTAGTATCTCTAGTAAAGGCGACTCAAAAGGAAAACTTACGGCTGATAGAAGAAAGCGTATGAAAAATGATATTCGAGGAAGTTTAGGACAACATCATACTCCTAGCTTGCCAGAACAGATGAATGAAAGTAAAGAATTAAATGCTATGCTAGCATTAAACAAAAGATTAAACGGTTAAGTTTCGTCGCAGTTAGCACCCTGTCCAAGGTGCCAAATAGACCCTTAGGGGTCTATTTTTTTCGGTAAATAGTGTTATGACAAAAAGTCTCGACGGGGTCTTAACCAAAAAGGCCCACACAAAAGAAAAATTTACAGAACAACAAGTTCAAGATTTGTTGGAGTGTGCCAACCCCGAGACTGGCTATTTGCATTTTGCAAAACATTTCTTTCATATACAGCACCCTGTAAAAGGAAAGGTTAAATTTGAACCTTACAAATACCAAACAGGATTATTAAATGCTTACCACAACTATCGTTTTAACATTAATATGTTGCCACGTCAAAGTGGAAAGACTACTTGTGCATCAGCGTACTTGTTATGGTATGCTATGTTTCATCCAGATCAGACTATTCTAATTGCCGCACACAAATACACAGGCGCACAGGAAATTATGCAACGTATTCGTTACGGATACGAATTATGTCCTGATTATATTAGATCAGGTGTTGTAAGTTATAACAAAGGGAGCATTGATTTTGACAACGGATCAAGAATTGTATCAGCTACTACTACTGGTAACACCGGTCGTGGTATGTCCATATCCTTATTATATTGTGACGAGTTTGCGTTCCTTCAACCTAACATCGCCGATGAATTTTGGACATCAATCAGCCCTACACTAGCAACTGGTGGACGAGCAATTATTACAAGTACACCTAACAGTGACGAAGATACGTTTGCTATTATCTGGAAAGAAAGTCAAGATTTCTTTGACGAGTACGGTAATGAAAAGGATGACAAGACTGGACGTAACGGGTTTCATGGATTTAAAGCCGATTGGTGGGAACATCCTGATCGCGATGATGAATGGAAAAAAACTGAGATGGGACGTATCGGTGAAGAACGTTTCCGTCGCGAGTACGGTTGCGAATTTTTAGTTTATGATGAAACCTTAATCAGCAGTTTAAAACTTGCAGAATTAGTAGGACGAGAGCCTGCTTTTAAAATGGGTCAAGTGCGTTGGTATAAAAAACCCGAACCTGGACATGTTTATCTTATAGCCCTGGATCCTAGTTTAGGTACTGGCGGCGACTACGGTGCTATCGAAGTGTTTGAAATGCCCAGTATGACTCAAATAGCCGAGTGGCAACATAACATTACACCTATACAACAGCAGGTTAAAATACTTAGAGATGTTATCAAATACATAGCAGATGAGATAGGAGAAGATAGTTTTAATCAAATCTACTGGAGCGTGGAAAACAATACTGTGGGTGAAAGTGCCCTAGTTGTCATAGACAATCTAGGAGAAGAAACTTTCCCAGGGTTATTTTTAAGTGAACCCTTACGAAAAGGGCATGTTAAGAAATTCCGCAAAGGGTTTAATACTACATTTGGTACTAAAATTGCCACTTGTGCTAAAATTAAATACCTAATCGAAGAAGGAAAATGTACTATAAACAGCCGTACTTTACTAAGCGAACTTAAAACTTATATTGCAAAAGGTACTACTTTTGCGGCCAAAGAAGGGCAACACGACGACCTAGTAGCGGCTTTACTATTAATAGTACGTATGGCTATTGTACTGGCAGAATGGGATCCTAATGTATTTGATAGACTAAAAGTACATAGCGATTGGGCCGAAGAAGAAAATTACGAACTACCCTTGCCTATATTCATATCTACGGGGATGTGATAAATATTATATGGACACAAATCTGAATAAAATAGCCAAGGACTTGTATGGAAAGATTGAAACACGCTTTCCAGACATTAAAATTGGCGATGAAAATGCTGAAGTTTTAAGTAGAAAAGGCGATATTCCCAGAGCACGTTTTTTTGAATTTGAATACGAAGACCGTGGTGTTAAACTTGGTAACGTAACAATTACATTGGACAGAGAAGACGGAGTAGTTGTACAAATTAGTGGAAGCCTAGCTGAAAAAAAACATCCAGGAGTTTTTAAATTTATTCGCGGATTAAGATCATTTGCCAAGGACAGGCTATTAAATTTTGATATTCAAAACATAAACAAAGATCAATTAGACAAAAGAGATTATGAGTTCCAAGCGAAACCCAAGGAAGAATTTACCATGATGGAAAGTAAAATGTACGGTACTGCTAAGATCAGTTACCAAGACCTCGGAGAGGCAAGACTGGTAGTTAAACACAGTCAGCCAGTTAATACCGACCTAGCCGCAGGACGTACAATGCATATTGAATCTATCTATGTTGAGAATGCAGATGGTGAACGTTTTAAATATCCGTTTAAACATCTTGCAGGTGCCCGTGCTCTTGCAGAACATTTAAAACATGGCGGTATCCCTTATGATAGTATTGGTAAACATATTACAAGTTTATCAGAAGAGCTAGCACAATTACGCAAGTTTAAAGGTTATGTTGGTCGTAACGAAGCATTAAGTGAGGCAATGGGCGACATCACTAGTAAAGTTATGGAACGCATTGATTCTGTCAAAAAAGAAATTCAACAATTAAGCCGTACATCATACTACGAAGCATTTGTAGAATCATTTGAAGATCATGAAGAACAAATGATTCCAGAGGCAGTAATGGATGATTGGATCGATAGATTAACTATCCGCACATTCAACGAAGAACTACGTACAGCATTTCCATACATCTTTAAACTAGTAAGTGAAAATGATATTCCTGTTAAAGAATTAACACCAGACGATTTATTAGACGAAGCAGGAAATCCTGTACAAGCGGCAATTGCAATTTCTAAAAAAGAATCAGGCAAATACAATAAAGAAGGTAAACGAATCAAAGAATCCCCAGAAGATCAATTCGAATCATTCATGAATCAACTTGTTGCTGAAGATGAAACAACACAACAAGGTGTTAATACATTATTCAGTACAATTCCAGAAATAAGATCACAAGCAGTTAAAAATTTAAAAGATAAAATCAGTCAAGGACTAAAGCCAGGAACCGATGGTGTTAACGCGGCACTTACTTTAAAAGGTATTATCGACAGTGACAAATTTACTGAAAATTATTTAAAAGGTTTATCAGATAACGACAATATTGTTACTGTGTTAAAACAATATGTAAAAGATGTTGCCAACAATGATCCTAAAGCTGTTACATCTGGAAAAAATCCAGGAGCACAGGACGCCGCAAGAGAACTATTGGCAAGTAAAGAATTAGATAATATGAGTTCAGACGCAAGCACTCCCCCAGACATGGGTGCAGAACCAGCGGCTCCAGCTCCAGGTGGCGAAACTCCACCCGCACCTGACATGGGTGCAGAAACTCCTCCGGCTCCAGGCGGTGAAACTCCTCCTCCGGCTCCAGGCGGTGAAACTCCTCCTCCGGCTCCAGGCGGTGAAACTCCACCCGCACCCGTAGCAGAAAGTGGATTGCAAGCATATCTTGGTAATAAAAAATATGGCAAAGACGGTATGGATCAATTACGTCAGGCTGGGCGTGATCATGTTGGTTCAGACAAAATTGCCAAACTAAAAGCCAAATTAATCAAGGCAAGAGAAAGTGGTGCAGAGTTACATGACAAAGTAGATTTTGGTCATAAAGAAATGACATTGCATGACTGTATGAAACAGTTTAAGATTAATCCAATGGAGTGCGGATTCGAGTCTCCTACTATGAGTAGTTCAGTATCAGATGGTAGTAAATCACCAGGCGAGATGGAAATAGAAAGCAGTATTAGTGGATTCTGGAATAAAGACGCTCCAATGCACGAAGGAAATTTTACCATCGGGCCTACAAGAGTAATTACAAAAATTCTTAAAAGTTATAACAACGGCGAATATCGTCATGCTAAACCGCATGATGTAAAAAAAGTTATTGCTAGAGTTAAACAAATGGATCCACCAAGTAGTGTTAAAGGTATAGAACATAAACCTAATGCACACCCAACTAACATGCCATATTCAGTAGCAGAATCGGACGAACTGGCAAGAATTAAAAAATTGATAGGAATATAACATGAAAAAAATCACAGAACAACAATTAATCGAATCAGCCCTTAATTTACGAGCTAGATTAAGAGAAGGTCAAGATGATGATTTTGATCCATACGGACAAAATAGTGGATCTTTTAGCGGTGGCGACAGAAGCAATGATGCTTCTGCTACCCCATGGGAAAGAAATGACTGGCAACAAAACGTTGCTCGTGCATGGCATAGAGGTCCGTCTGCCTTAGATAACGTATTTGGTACTAATTTAAATTATGGTAATAATGATAAGTTTAAAGATGTAAATGGAACATTAGGTTATACATTCCCACCAGATTGGAACGAATTAGGCTATGCTAAATTTGGTCATCAGATGGCAAAAAATGAGAATGGCGACTGGATAGCAGATGATGGAAATGTAGCCAAGGATCGCACTGTAAAAAATAAAATTGAAATGCAAGCTCTAAAACATATGGCAATGACTGGAACAAAACCAAATCGCGGTTGGGATCCTGATAATAAAGCACATGTAAAAACATGGGAGTTACTAGGTAAACCGATGCCTGTAAAAGGTCAACAACAGAATCAACAACAGAATCAACAACAGAATCAACAGCAAAATAATCAACAGCAAAATAATCAACAGCAAAATAATCAACAGCAAAATAATCAACAGCAAAATAATCAACAGCAGAATACTCAGCAGAATCAACAACAGAATACTCAGCAGAATCAACAACAGAATACTCAACAGCAGAATACACCTGCAGAAGGAACAACTGGCACTTACAACGGTAAAAAAGTTGTATTCAAAGGCGGTAAATGGGAGTATGCATAATGAACTCCTTACGTACTTTAATAAATTTGTTTGAAGAAGAGATAGATCCAACGAAGGTTGTTACAAATAACGATCCTATCGATCCTAGTAAAGTTGTAATTGACAACCCTAATTCGAATAATACTGCTCCAAAGAAAAAAACTGGTCCAAAAAATCCTAATGTTAAGGCTCTACAAGATGAAATCGTCAAAGCTAGCGGCGATAACAAGATTTTTCCAAAGTATGGTGCAGACGGTATATGGGGAAATGAAACTGCTGGTGTAGTATTCAGCGATCCGAAATATATAGAAATTGCTAAAAAATATGCTGATACAATTCCTCAAGTTAAAAGTATTATGGATGCCAAGGGTGTTGCACAGGATATCGGAAAACGAACACAGGATAGTAGTGACCAATTAAACAAGCAATTTCCTAATTCATCAGCCCAGGCGGCAACTACAGGACAATCTAATTCATCAGCCCAAGCGGCAAACGCAACACCTGAACCTGTAGTTGATCAGGATGCTGGTGCAAAAGAAACTGCTAAAAAATTCGTTGATAACACTACAGCTCCGGCATATATTGACAGCAAAGATGGTATGATCAAGTATATGGATTCATCTAGTAATCAACCTAAAATTATGCCAAGCGATTGGATTCCACAGTACGCTCCAGAATTAGATAAGGCTTTGAAAGATTTAAAAGCAGGCACACCACAGACAACTAAATTCTTATGGTGGAATGTCAATAATGGGACAAAAGTTGATATCCGTGCGTTAGATGCATTAAGTCCTAATGCTAGTAATGGTACTGGATTGAAGATGCCAAATACTAATACAATGAGTCTTGGACAGCAAACTCCATCGGCCGCTGATAATTCAAACGCAACTCAGCCTAATCCGTATAGTCTAGTTCCACCTAAACCGCAACTCAATCCACTCACAAAAGATGTACAAGAGTCAGTTGGATTTGACGAATTACAACGTTTGGTAAGTTTAGTACATCACAGATAATTCGAGTAAAATACTCATATTTCCAGCAAGATTTCACTTGCAAACATAAATAAAAGTGCGTATACTTATGTATATGCACTTTTTGTTTTATCAGGGTTGGTAAAACAATAATAGGCACATAAAAAAGCAAACAGGCTAACAATAGGAGAATATTATGGCAACTTTAGCTGAAATTAGAGCAAAATTAAAATCATCTGAACAAAAAGGTTCAGGAGAACGTACAGGCGGAGATAAATCAATTTATCCGTTTTGGAATCTCAAAGAAGGCGGCGAATCTACACTTAGATTCCTACCAGACGGCAACACAGATAACACATTTTTCTGGGTTGAACGTGCAATGATCAAACTTCCCTTTGCAGGTATCAAAGGCGAATCTGAAAGCAAAAACATCACAGTACAAGTACCATGCGTTGAAATGTATGGCGACACTTGCCCAATCCTTACAGAAGTACGTGGTTGGTTCAAAGACCCAGCATTAGAAGACATGGGTCGTAAATACTGGAAGAAACGCAGTTATATTTTCCAAGGTTTTGTTGTTGAAGACGGACTAGGTGAAAAAGCTGAAGATCAACCAGAAAATCCAATTCGCCGTTTCATTATCGGTCCACAGATTTTCCAATCAATTCGTGCGGCACTTGTCGATCCAGAGTTGGAAGATTTGCCAACTGACTACGTGCATGGCTTAGACTATCGCATGAAGAAAACAAGCAAGGGCGGATACGCTGACTACTCAACTTCTAGTTGGGCACGTCGTGAGCGTCCACTAAGCGATGCTGAAACTGCGGCCAAAGATAAATTTGGATTATTTAACTTGACAGACTTCTTGCCTAAGAAACCAGGCGAAGTTGAATTGAAAGTTATGAAGGAAATGTTTGAAGCATCAGTTGACGGCGAGCCATATGATATGGATCGTTGGGGTCAATATTTCAAACCAGCCGGTATGAGCCAAAATACTGGTGATCCTAACAAGGCAACTCCTAAAGCATCGGCTCCAGTAGCAGATGACATCGATGATGAAGAAACACCAGCTCCAGTGGCTAAGGCAGCACCTGCTCCTAAAGCTGAAGCTAGCTCAGATGCCGGCGGCGATTCACGTGCCCAAGACATCTTGGCAATGATTCGCAATCGTCAAAAGCAATAAACACTTGGCTTGGGCCTCTGCAACCTAGTTGTACGCCCTAGTTATCTTTTTTAGGAGAATTAACTTATGGCTACAAAAGCCTTCGATCTATCGAAATTTAGAAAGACCTTGACCAAGAGTATCGATGGTCTTGGCGTTGGGTTTAACGACCCGACAGACTGGATTAGTACAGGCAATTATACGCTTAACTATCTAATTAGTGGCGATTTCCATCGAGGAGTTCCACTGGGTAAAGTTACTGTATTTGCTGGCGAGTCCGGTGCTGGTAAGAGTTTTATCTGTTCAGGTAATCTTATCCGTAATGCACAAAAAGATGGTATCTACGTTATTTTGATTGATAGCGAAAACGCACTTGATGAAAAGTGGTTACACGATTTAGGTGTTGATACATCAGAAGAAAAACTTCTTAAACTCAACATGGCAATGATCGACGATGTTGCCAAAACTATCAATGAGTTTTGTAAAGAATACAAGGAAATGACTGACCGTCCGAAGGTCCTCTTTGTCATAGACAGCCTTGGTATGTTACTAACTCCAACTGACGTTAATCAGTTTGAAGCAGGTGATTTGAAAGGTGACATGGGTCGTAAACCTAAAGCATTGACAGCACTTGTTCGTAATTGTGTTAATATGTTTGGTAATTTAAATGTTGGTCTAGTTGCTACTAACCACACATACGCAAGCCAAGACATGTTTGATCCAGATGACAAAATTTCAGGCGGACAAGGCTTCGTATACGCAAGTTCTATCGTAGTTGCTATGAAGAAGTTGAAATTGAAAGAAGACGAAGACGGCAACAAGACATCAGAAGTAAATGGTATTCGTGCGGCATGTAAGATTATGAAGACACGTTATGCCAAACCTTTTGAAACTGTACAAATTAAGATTCCATATGAAACAGGTATGAATCCTTATAGCGGTATGGTTGATATGTTAGAAAAACAAGGTATACTTGTACAACAAGGCAACAGATTAAAATATGTTGACCCAACCTCCGGTGAAGAATTCTTATTTTACCGAAAAGAATGGAAAGATGATAAATTAGATATGATAATGCAAAATTATCATTTAAAAGTTAAACCAACAACCATTCCTGAGGAGATAGAAGATAATGTTGACTGAAACACAAATTAGCGATATCTGGGTATTCTTTACTGAGTACATTGATAAAAAACAACTAGAAGCGGCGGCAGAACGATATGTCGATCTACTAGCAGATTTTGGTGTTCCTGACAGAGTCATGCAGGCGGTTACTGGCGTCGACACCATATTAGATAATGCAATAGAATATTATCTTGATGAGGTTGACGAAGAAAAAGACGATGACGATTACGACGAATTGGAGTTTTAATGGGATGGTATTCTAAGGTTTCAAAAGATATTAGTAACATACCAGATGCGGCTGAATTCTTTGAAAGCGAATTAGTTGAAGCTAAGAAAGAATGTAAGATTAGTGGAAATGTTGAACGTGCCGCGGCTGCAATGCCCGGCATCGTTGAACAACGATTCATGCAATTACAGGAAATCGAAGCAATACTAGAGTATCTTAACATTGAACTACGTCGTCTAAAGAGCCAACACTTTCGTAAATACTTAGAGAATTATCAACGTGCTCTTAGTAGCAGAGATTGTGAAAAATTCGTCGAAGGTGAAGCAGACGTAGTCGACTTTGAAAAAATTATCAATGAATTTGCCCTGTTAAGAAATAAGTGGTTAGGTATTACTAAAGCACTTGATCAAAAACAGTGGCAAATTACAAATATTGTAAAATTACGTGTTGCTGGTATGGAAGATGCAAGCATATAACTAATTTGTCCAAAATTATGACCATAGGCCTTAAATAATATGAGGCCTATTTTTTTCTAACCGGTTGACCTTTGAAAAAAGTAAGTGTATACTAACACATATGAACGTAGATACATTATTAAAAAATATTCTTGACGAACCAGACAATTATTCTCAGGCAAATTTGCCTAAAAAAGAGTATAATACTCTGCTGAGTTTATTTTCGTCAATTTCTTCGCATAACTACATCACTGAGAATCAAGGTCGGCTAATTCTTAAAATTCTCCAAGAAAATTCCAAAAAAATATCGAAATTTTCCGAGGCAATTTTTGAAGCCAATCGCGATCCTCAGTGGTCGAAGACGTTCAGAGTGGTTGAACAGGTAAGAAAAATGTATGTGACCACGGACCATGAAGAAAAAATGCTATTGGCCATAGATTTTACATTTTCTTCACAAATTCGTAAAATTTTAGTAGACAACGCTAAAAATATTGAAAACTTTTTGACCAAGGATGATGGTAAAAAATATGTTGCAGACCTAACAGAACGTAATATTGTATTTTTATTTGAACTTCTAAAACCATTCAAATTTGATGTTGACCAACTGATAAAAAATCATTATGAAACCATAAAATCTTGGTCTGAAGACGAAATTCGTGACCAATTTTTAATCGGTAATATTAGTAATACCAACTTCCAAAAACACATTACTAACGACTTAGGGGTCGAGACCGCCATTGATCAAAACATAATTATTGACCGAAGTATGCGGTACCAATATCGACCAGAAATTGCCAGAAAAATCGGTGAAAATTTGACCGAAAGTATTGCTCATCGAGAAAAATCAAGAGTATGGGTCAACAAACATGAACACAGTTTATCCGAAATTATTGAAAGTTTGATAAAATTAAGAAGACTACCGTTGCTGGTTGTATTCGATACAATGGTCAATAACAAGTACCTAGAAAATCTCGAAATTTTGTCAGATGCCCTGGAAAAAAATGGAATTTTTGACCACACTGGAATTTATTTTAGATTGGCTAATGATGAATTGGGTAAGAAATTTAATGAATTTATTTTAGAAAAACAGTATAATTATAACTTAACAAATGACACAATCGTGGCTGGTGTAATGAGTGGAAAATTACCGAAATTTTTCCTAAAAAATGCGTGGCGGCCAATGAGTGTAATAACCTTAGATACAAAAATGGGGCTACGTCACGGTAAAACTTCAGTGTATGCCAACTGCTGTGATTGCATAATTGAGTGGGCAGATGAGCCTACAATGTTCGAAGGCAAGGTGATTGGACGATGAGTGTAAAATTAGTAATTCGTGACGAAGTCAACATAAAACTTGAAAATTTGCCTTTAGAAATTCGCAAGAAATTAGTCGCAACATTCAAGTATGAGGATCCTACGGCACGTTATAGACCAGCTTATAAACTAGGTCGGTGGGATGGAAAAGTCAGTCTATTTGGTCTTGGTGGTAACGGTTATTTGAGCCAGTTAGAAAAGATACTTGAAATACTTTACAATCAAAATATTGAAGTAGAGGAAATAGACGATCTCAGAAAAACTAGTAAAATTCAGTTCGAACCGGTGACTACAAACTATTGGGCAGACCAGGGAAAAGTGTGGCCAGAAGGTCATAGATTTGCTGGAGAACCTATTGTACTGCGTGAAGATCAGGTTGAAGTTGTTAACCGTTTTTTCACCAATACACAAGCACTACAAGAAGTTGCAACAGGTGCTGGCAAAACTATTATGACAGCAACGTTGGCGCATTGTGCTGAAAAATATGGACGTTCAATAGTCATAGTTCCTAATAAAGATCTAGTCACACAAACAGAAGAAGACTTTGTAAACGTTGGGTTAGATGTTGGAGTTTACTATGGTGATCGTAAAGATATAGGTAAAACTCACACTATATGTACCTGGCAAAGTCTTAATATTTTAGATAAGAAAAGTAAAAACTGGGATGCTGATCTTGCATTAACATTGGCAGAATTTCTCGATGGTGTCCAGACTGTCATAGTTGACGAAGTACACATGGCCAAGGCAGAAGTGTTGAAGAATTTACTCACACAGAATCTATGTAATGCACCTATACGTTGGGGACTAACTGGTACAGTACCTAAAGATGCGTTTGAAAGAGAACCCATTTTTGCCAGCATTGGCCCAGTGGTTGGAGGCATCAAAGCACACGAATTACAAGAGATGGGAATTCTTAGCAATTTACATGTAAATGTGTTACAATTAATAGACTTACCAGAGTTTAAATCATATCAAGAAGAATTAAAGTATCTTGTCACTAACAAAGATAGGATGCAATATTTTAGTAAACTTGTTCAAGGCATTGCAGATTCAGGCAATACATTAATCTTAGTCAATAGGATTGATACAGGCAAATTATTAACAGAAATGATAGAAGGCGCTGTGTTTATTTCAGGCGAAGTTAAGGGAAAAGATCGTAAAGAGGAGTACAAAGGACATGCAACAAATGACAATAAGATTACTGTGGCGACTTATGGTGTGGCCGCTGTGGGTATTAATATTCCTCGTATCTTTAATTTGGTTTTGTTGGAATCCGGAAAGAGCTTTACTCGCGTTATCCAATCTATTGGACGTGGTATTAGGAAAGCAGAAGACAAAGACTTTGTACAGATCTGGGACATAACTTCAACCTGCAAATTTGCCAAGCGTCACCTCACAACGAGGAAAAAATTTTACAAGGACA